AGATTACTCTAATGCAATTTTTCGATTCTAAAGAGAACAAAATGTTCGCATTAGGATTGAAAGATTGGAAACATCAGAGTGATTATGAGTTCCCTTACGAGATTGAGTACATCAATTGCAAGGATGAAGTTCAGTTACTCAAAACTTACATTTCATTCTTTAAAAAATTAGATCCATTGATCATTTACGCTTGGAACGGTGCTGGATTCGACTTCCCATTCATTTACAATCGAATTAAAAATTTGGGAATGAATGTTAACGATTTATCGAATTATGGGAATGTTTCATATTCTGAAGCTGTTCAGGACGGTAAAATAGAATTTAATTTCAATGCTGATGGTCATTTTTATACCGATTTAATGATTGTGTATAAAAAATTCGTTCTTGACCCTAGGCCATCATATTCTTTGGATACTATTGCTGAAATCGAGTTAAAGGAAAATAAGGTACAGCATACAGAATATGCAAGTTTTGATGATTTCTATACTGGAAAATATATTGTACCGAACAATCCAACTGATGAACAAAAATCTTCAAAAATTTATAACGCTGCAATTAATTCACTAAATGAAGAGGTAAAGGAATTAGCTCACTCTGACTTTGTTTATTATGGTGTAAAAGATACATATCTTATTAAGAAAATTGATGATTCTAAGAATCTTACTGTTCTTATGAATATGATTGCCGAAAAAATGGGCGTTCAGATTAGCGATGCCATGGGAACAGTTAAACCATGGAGTCAGTACATCATGAATAAATCCATGCTGAATAAACGGGTTATGCCTCCTAGGTCAGATAATTCTCAACCATCTGTTGTGGGCGGTTATGTTAGGGATCCAGTTAAAGGTAGACACAAATGGATTCTTTCTGGTGACGTTAATTCCATGTACCCATTATTGGGTATGGTCGGATTTAATATGAGTCCTGAGACTTTTGTCCCTAAGTATAAGCTTCCGAGCGATTTGCGGGATCTTATCTTGTCATATTTTAATGATCAAGACGAGGGTGCCAGATTAGAATTGGATCAGAATATCTTTGGAGCAGTAACTGAGCTTATAAAGAAATACAACTATTCATTAGGTATTAATGGTGCTGTTTTTTCTAAAGATAAACTTGGTATGATTCCTGAAATGGTTCAAGAAATTTATGACGATCGTAAAAAATCGAAAAAGATTATGTTCGATTATGAAAAACGAAAAGTTCTTATTGGTTCTATTCTAAATGAAAGAAAACAATGAAAATAGCTAGAGGAACAAGTGACAAATTAAAATTTTGTCAATGCTGTTATGAGAACAAAAAGGAAACTGAGTTTTCTTTTCACGCGCGATCGAAAAGATTAACATACTTTTGTATAGAATGTTATTCTAAATACTCAAGGGCCGAGCGAAAAATGAAACAACTTGAATACATCAATAGAATTGTCCGAACGATTGGGTTACTAAATGAATGACGTTCTTGAATACACTGAATCTGAACTCAGGGAATTATCAGATTCTGAACTTAAGAAATTGTACGCTGAAGCAGAATCTAAGGAGTCGCTGTATAAAACGAATCAGTTAGCTCTAAAGACCATTATGAACTCTCTGTATGGCGCTATGGCGAATAGATGGTTCTCATTATTCAACGAAGATATGGCTGCCGCTATTACAGGTAATGGTCGGTACTTTATTCGAAAATTAGCTAACAATATTGAGAGTACGCTCCAAAATCTGCTCAAAATAGATGGAACGTACATCGTAAGTGGAGATACTGATTCCGTTTATTATACAATTAACCCATTTATGGAAAGGTTCAAGGTAAATAACCCAAACTTAAGTATAAATGAATATGTCGATTGGGCTGATGCATTTGAGAAAAAAATCATTCAACCAGTTATCAAAAAAACTATCGATGACTTTGCATCTGAATTAAACGCTTATAACAAAGATAAAATTGGTGTAGAACGAGAAGCTATTGCCGATGTTGGGGTATTTACAGCTAAGAAAAAATACTATATTAGACTAAGGGATAATGAGGGAACTCGTTATGCTGATTCTGAGCCGAAAATCAAGGTCACAGGTTTAGAAATCATTAAAAGTTCAACACCGAAATGGTCTAAAAAATATCTTAAAGAATCTATTCCAATTATTCTCGACGGTAATGAAAGTAATCTTAAAGATTGGATTGGAAAAATCAAATCAGAATTTAAGAATTCTGATTTAAACGACATAGCTTCAGTTGGAGCAGTATCTAGAATTGATTACGATCTTTCTGATAAAGGTGTTCCATTTGGCTCAAGGGCTGCCATTAAACATAATTTGTACATCAAAAAGAATTCAATTGAAAATAAATACGCCCCGATTCAAGCTGGTGATAAATGCAAACGACTTTTTCTAGTTGAACCTAACAAATTCGATACAGAAATTATCGCTTATACTAATGATAACTTCATTTCAGAGATAGGAGATTTGGTTAATTACGATGAACAATTCGTCAAGAATTTTCTTAAACCTCTAGAACTGATGGTTGAGCCATTGGGTTATGATCTATATAAAGAAACTGAAAAGTTAGAGGACTGGTAATGTTCAAAATTATAACGTCAGCGTTAGATCTAAAGAAAACACCAGAATTAGAAGAAATTCAAAAAATACCATCTTTTATATTCTGTAAATGGCTATCTGGAAATCCTTATACTATTGGTGCTGCGAATCTCATAAATATGTATTTTGATATCCCAGTTGAGAATCAGTACTTTTTGATTAAGAAATCATTCGCAGGGAAGGTAAAATATATCCCTTATCCAAAAGCAGAATCAGAGAACGAAGAAAAAATGATTGGTTACATTTCTGATTTCTTTAAGATATCAATTCAAAAAGCCAAAGAATATTGTGAATTAATGGATAGAACAGAATTGAATCGAATTGTTAAAATGTACGAAGAATATGAATCAAAGAAATAATTTAAACGAACTGATTGTTCTTACGCATAATGATTTAGATGCACTTGGATGTGCTCTAAATGTAGAATATAAATTTCCGAGTATCAAGAAGAAATATTTCTACACTAATTATGCTAATATAAAGGAAATCGTTCAAGAAATTAAAGAATATTGTAAGGATTATGAGAATATTCATATTCTTATTGCTGATGTTTCGTTTTCTGATTCAAAAGATTCTCTAATTGAACTTAATACTATAGGTAAATGCACTCTCATAGATCATCATTTATATCCAGATAATTTCTGGGATGAATTCAAGAATATGAAAGTACTGCACGATAAATCTAAATCTGGTGCAAAACTTTGTAATGAGTACTTTGGAAATACCGGTAAAAATAAGAACTTAGATGAATTAACATATCTGATTGATGTTTATGATCTGTGGCAGACTGAGAATAAAAATTTCGATGATTCACAAGATTTGAATGAGTACTTTTGGCTGAAGGTTCAGTACAATAATTTAGATAGTCTTATTGATGAGATTTATCAACGAAATTTTGAACTTCCAGAGGATTATTCTGATAAGATTAATGAAATTAAATTAAAATATAATAGTGAAATTGCTGATTTTGAGCGAAGAAATTTAATTCACAGATTCGACAATATCACCGTTGCTTTTGTTCAGAATTGGTTCAATCAAATCTTAATTTCAGAAATGAAAAAAGGGCAAGATGTTGTTATTGGTATTACACCTAGTGGAATCGTTAGGATTAGAATTAAAGAATCTTCAGCGTATACACCAGAGCAGAAAAATAGTCTAAGACTTGAATTAACTGGTACTGAATCTATAGGACATATGAATGCATTTACTTATAAAATAAATAATGTTTCAATGCAAAAACTTATGGATGAAGTTAAGAAAATAATTAATACTTTGAAAGATTTTAAATGATTATCGCTGTTGCATTTATATTAGGATTCTTTTGGGAAAATTCTTCATTTGGAAGTAATTTAATTTCTGCGTTTGAATTTGCTAAGTACGCTTTATATTTCGAAATTACTGTTTTTGCTTTTTTAATTGCTAGTTTAGGGTTAGATTTATTCGATGAACCATTAAAGAAAGTACCTGCATTTGTTATATTTAATTTCGTCATTATTTTGCCATTGATTCTTCAGTTATGGTTAGTATTCTATATCGTAGAATCTATTCCTCCAGGAATTACGATGTATTCTGAATTGAGTTCAAATGTTCAATATGGAATTGTTGCATTTTCAATAATATGGCTAATTAGAATTTTAAGATTGAAATGAATTTTTGGGTTATTGCTGGAATTATTCGTCATTAGTGATTTAGATTTAATCAGTCGCGGTATAGAATTAATTTTTTAGGAAATTGTATGCAAGAGTTTGAACAGTTCGAATATATTTTGTTAAAAAAATTAGTACTGAACGGTGAGTTCTTCGGAAAGGTTATGCCCATTCTGAAGAAGAAGTACTTTATGAATATTGGTAACCAAGAATTATTTGGTTTAATCAAAGAGTACTACGGGAAATATAAAAATCGCCCAGAACTAACTGAATTAGTAGCTCAGGTTAAAAATGTCAGTAACGCAGATATTAGAAATGAAATAATCAAAGCGCTTCAAGTTATATCAAAAACTGATGAAGTAAGTTCCATTCAATTCTTGTGTGATGAAACTATAACATGGGTAAAAGATTCTCTGTATTTGGAAGCACTCCAAGTTGGTTCAGATGGGTTAATGCGAAAAGATGATAAACTTAAGCTAAAAGCTCAGGAGCTTATGGATGAGCGGGCGAAGGTTTCTATCGATGCTGATCTTGGACTAGATTTCGATGATATCGAGACGATGATTGAGTACTATAGTGCCAGAATGCTTGGCATTAGAACACAACATAAAGAACTCAATAAACGTCTTGGTCCTGGATTTTTACCAGGAACTTTGAATATAATTCTAGCCGCTCAGGGTGTTGGTAAATCACTACTAATGACTGATTTAATCAGTGGAATCTTTAAACAGAATAAGAACATTCTTTTAGTATCACTAGAAATGGCTGATAAGGAGATTATGAAGCGTGTTCATGCTAATGCCATGGATCTCCCCATCAATAGTTTAATTGATCTGTCAAAAACTCCAGGTGAAATTTCTCAATTAGATCGCCCTGTACTAACTAAAGAAATGATTCTGGCTGCTTACGAGAGAATTAAAACGTCTGGAACTTGTGGAAAGTTCTATGTTAAGGATTATCCAGCCGGTTCATTCAGTCCGTTAATGCTAGAACAATTAATTGAAACTTACAGAATTGAGCAGAACGTTGTATTTGATTTAGTGTTCGTTGATTACATCGGAATCATGAAATCTGATCTTGTTTCACCAAGCGCTGGGTTATATAGTTATGTAAAATCTATTGGTGAAGAGGTTCGAGCAGTTGCAAAGAAACAAAACATTCCAATCATTTCAGCAAGCCAGTTAAATCGAGGGGCAACTAACAATATTGATAATGCTGATAATTCCAATGTTTCTGATTCTATGGGAACAGCAATGACTGCGGATTTCATGATGTTCTTGCTTCAGAATGAAGAAATGAAAGCCAAAAAAGAAATTGTATGTAAAATAACTAAGAATAGATATAACGGTCGAACAGATACATGGATAATGGGAATTGATTATGATCATATGAGATTTAATGAAGTTCTTGTTCAACCTGGTCAAATTGATCAAGAATTGGAAATAGGTGTTTATAAGCCTTCTGGTCGAAAGAAGAATATTTCGGATGACTTTGGGTTAACAGAATTAAATAAACAAAAAAATGCTGAAAACTTTGCTGATCGAGAGATTAAGAATATTATTAAAGATGATTTTAAGAAATTGAAAGAAATTGATTCAGAATTCAAAACTCAAAATCCATTTGAAAATGATATTGAAAAATTGTATAAGGAACTTGGCATTTAATTGATTTTTTGGGCTCGACCTGGTTTCGACGGGGGTCGCGAAGCAGCGTAGTGCATACCGAGGACCAGTTCCCTCGTAAATCTACTGGAAACAAACAAACGCCAACGACGAGCGTT